CTCCAGACCGGCGAATGGCCGACCGGCTACGAGGAGGTCAGGGTCATCACCAGCCTATAAGGAGAAAACAGCCATGTCAATGCTCGAGAACATCACGCGAGGCCGCGAGAGCAAGCCTCCCCGCCTCTTCATCTACGGACAGGAAGGGGTGGGCAAGTCCACCGTCGGCGCCGCCGCCCCGAACCCCGTGTTCGTGCAGACCGAGGACGGCCTCGGCGAGATCGACACCGCCAAGTTCCCACTGGCGAAGAACCTGAACGACGTCCTCGCCGCGCTGACCGCCCTGCGGGAGGAGCCGCACGACTTCCAGACGGTGGTGCTGGACTCCGCCGACTGGCTTGAGCGCCTCATCTGGGACCAGGTGTGCGCCGAGTTCGGCGTCCGCTCCATCGAGAAGGCGGACGGCGGCTACGGCAAGGGCTACGTCCACGCCCTCGGCCACTGGCGCAAGGTGGTCGCGCTGCTGAACGACCTGCGCGAGACGCGCGGGATGATTGTCATCGTCATCGCGCACAGCAAGGTCGAGCGGTTCGAGGACCCGGAGAACTCCGCCTACGACCGCTACACGCCCCGGCTGCACAAGTCGGCGACCAGCCTCCTCTGCGAGTGGGCGGACGCCGTCCTCTTCGCGACCAAGCGCTTCCGCGTGAGCAAGGAACAAGGCAGCGGCTTCCAGGGCGAACGCGCCATCGCGACCGCCATCGGCGCGGACGGCGGGGAGCGCGTCCTGCGCACCGTCGGCAGCCCCGCCTGCGTCGCCAAGAACCGCTTCGGGCTCCCGTCCGAAATCCCGCTCTCCTGGCAGGCCTTCATGGACGCATACATGGGCGCGTCCAGAGGAGGCGGAAATGGCTGAAAAAATCGTGACCGCCCGGCATCGCCAGGTCTGCGACGTCTGCCACGGGCATATCGAGGCGGGCGAAAGATGCCGCCTCATCCGCGACGACTTCTGGCCTCTTATGACGTGGTTCGAGCACATCCGCTGCCCGTCAGCGCCTGCGCCGGTCGTCTGCACCGCGCCGCACCCGCCAAAGCGTCCAGCCGCCATTCCAATCCCGATTCCAGTATTCGCCCACTAACCACAAGGAGACCAACACAATGGCAACAATCAACTTCAACGTGTCCGAAGTCGCCCCCGCAGAGGAGTTCAAGCCCCTGCCCGAGGGCAAGTACGAAGCAGTCATCTCCGACTCCGACGTCAAGGCCACCCGCGCCGGCAACGGCAGCTACATCCAGCTCGAGTTCGAGGTCGTCTCCGGCGAACACAGGGGACGCCGCCTCTGGGGGCGCTACAACGTCGAGAACACCAACCGCGAGGCCGTCGAAATCGGCCGGGCGCAGTTCTCCGCCGTCTGCCAGGCCGCGGGCGTCCCGAACCCGCACGACACCGCCGAGCTCCACAACCGCACCCTCGTCCTCTCCGTCCGCTGCAGGCGGCGCAAGGACACGGACGAGCTCGAGAACGTCATCAGCGGCTACAAGCCCAAGGAGACGACGGCACAGACCGCCGCCCCCGTCCAGCAGCAGCCGCAAACCGCACCCTGGGCAAGGAAATGAGCATCATCGCAATCGCCATCATAGCGACGGCCATATCATGGCCGCAGCCGCCCCCGCGCGAAAGGCAGCTCCCTCTGCCGCCGCGCAGGGAGCAGCTCGTGGAAACATCAGGCCGCAAACGGCAAAGGAGAAAGAAACCATGAAGAGAATCCTCACCTCAATCCCCCTCGTCCCCCTGGCCTACATCGTCTTCCGCTTCCTCGACCTCTACGGAAACGCGTGGGTGGCCCGGATGAGGGCCGCCGACCCGCTGTTCCCGCAGACCGCCCTGGAGATGCTCCAGAAGACCTGCGTGGACCTGTTCCTCTTCCTCATCCCGTTCTTCCTCATGGTGGCCGCCATCCAGTTCGTCGTAAGCCGCGTCTGGGGATACCTCGTCGAGCGGGAGCGTGTCCACTACGAGGCCGAGCTGAGGAAATGAACGCCACGCTGACGCTGCCGTGGCCGCCCTCGGTGAACCACTACTACCGCCACGTCGGCCCGCGCGTCCTCATCTCGAAGGACGGGCGGCGGTACCGCGAGACGGTGGCGGGGATCGCCAGGCGGGCGGCCCTGCCGACGTTCCGCGTCCCGGTGGAGGTCTCCATCGACCTCTACCCGCCCGACAACCGGCGCAGGGACGTGGACAACTCCCTCAAATGCACCCTCGACTCGCTGACATACGCGGGGGTGTACGAGGACGATTCGCTGATAAGGAAACTGACGGCCACGATGATGCGGCCCGAGCCGCCCGACGGCCTGGCAACCATAAGGATTTCGGAACATGAACAGACGGAGACGCGAGGCGCGGGCGGAGCTGGTCCGCCAGTACCTTGAGACCATAACCAGCGACGAGCAGCGGCTCGTGTGCTTCCACCTGATGCGGGGCCTGGAGCCGGAGGCGATATGCAAGTCGATGAAAATCAGCCGGGAGAGGTTCGAGCTGATAAAGGCGGAGACCGCCATCGAGATGAGGAACTTCGGGCTCGCGCCCGAGGACTGGCCCGACGAGGAGGCGCTCGATGCCATTTGAACTCAGGCCATACCAGCAGGAGGCGGTGGACGCCGTCTACGACCACCTGCGGAGCAAGGACACCAACCCCTGCGTGGTCCTCCCCACGGGCACGGGCAAGTCGCTCGTGCTTGGGAAGATAGCAACGGACGCGGTGACGCTCTGGGACGGGCGGGTCCTCATCCTCGCCCACGTCCGCGAGCTTCTGGAGCAGAACGCCGACAAGGTGCGGAGGCTCTGCCCCGACCTGCCGATGGGCATCTACTCGGCGGGGCTCAAGTCGCGGCACACGCGTGAGCCGGTCATCGTGGCAGGCATCCAGAGCGTGTACGACAAGGCCGACGCCCTCGGTCGCTTCGACCTCGTAATCATCGACGAGGCGCACCTCATCGCCCCCGACGGGGACGGGATGTACCGCACCTTCCTCAACGACATGAAGGTCATCAACCCGAACGTACGCCTCATCGGGCTGACCGCGACGCCGTTCCGCCTCAAGGGCGGCGCCATCTGCAAACCCGGGAACCTGCTCAACGAAATCTGCTACGAGGCGGGGCTCAAGGACATGATAGCGCAGGGCTACCTCTCGCCCATCGTGTCCCGCGCCGGGCGCGCCGAGGCCGACCTTTCGACCGTCCACATACGGGCGGGCGAATTCGTCCAGGACGAACTGGCCTCCGCGATGGACAGCGAGGAGCTGGTCAGGGCGACCTGCTCGGAAATCGCCATCCTGACGAAGGAGCGCAAGTCCGTCATCATCTTCTGCACCAGCGTGGAGCACTGCAGGCACGTCGCCGAGAAGATAACCGAGTACACGGGCAAGGAATGCGCCGTGGTGACGGGCGACACGCCCGCCTGGGAACGCGACGAGCTCATCGCCCGCTTCAAGGGGGGGCACGTCCCCGCCGACCTCTTCGGGACGCCCAAGCCGCCGCTCAAGTACCTCTGCAACGTCTCGGTGCTCACCACGGGCTTCGACGCCCCCAACGTGGACTGCGTGGCGATGCTGCGCCCGACCCAGTCGCCGGGGCTGCTGCTCCAGATAGCGGGGCGGGGCCTGCGCCTCTCGCCCGAGACCGGCAAGAAGGACTGCCTCTTCCTCGACTACGGCGGCAACATCCTGCGGCACGGTCCGCTCGACACCATCAAGGCGCGGGAACCGGGCGCGGGAGGCACGGGCGAAGCGCCCGCGAAGCAATGCCCGGAATGCCGCGCCCTCATCCACGCGGGCTACGGCAAATGCCCCGAATGCGGCCACGTGTTCCCCGCGAAGGAGACATCGAACCTCACGGAGCACGCCTCCACCGAGGGCGTCCTGTCGGGCGAAATCACAGACACCGACCACGAGGTGACGGACGTCTCCTACTCGCCGCACGTCAAGCGCGACGCCGAGCCTGGGACGCCAAGGACGATGCGCGTGGAATACCAAATCGGCCCCGGCTGCTACAAGTCCGAGTGGGTCTGCCCGGAACACACGGGCTACGCGAGGCGCAAGTTCGAGAAGTGGTGGCTTGAGCGGTGCGCCGACGGATGCCCCGTCCCCAACACCGTGGACGAGGCGGTCTCCTGGGCGGAGGCGGGCGCACTGGCGGCCCCGAAGACCATCACCGTCCGCTCCGTGGCGGGCGAGAGGTTCGACCGCGTCCACAGGGCCGTCATCGGCGAAAGGCCGGAGATGACCGACAGGCTGATGTGGCTGCTCGAAAGCGGACCCGTCACCACGCCGCCCGGAGGAATCCCGCCCGTGGCAGACGATGACATACCATTCTAACCAGAAGGAGAGCAATGAAATACACGCAGATATTCCCAACCGTCCTGATGACGCTCGACGCCCTGGCGGCCACCGCATACGGATTCAACGGCGACTGGCGGCGCACAATCTACTGGCTCGCCGCAGCGACCCTCACAGCGACAGTAACCTTCTAACCACAGGGAGACACCATGAGAAAACTCGCTTCAATCGTAACAATCGCCACCGCCGAGCCGATAGCCGACTCCGACAGGCTCGACGTGGTCACCATGAAGGGCAAGGGCTGGCGCGTCGTCACAGGCCGGGGCGAATTCAAGCCCGGCGACACCGCCGTCTATTTCGAAATCGACTCGGCGCTTCCAGCCGACGACGAACGCTACGCCTTCCTGCTCGACC